AAGATAATGTGAGATTAAAAGCAATACGACCACGCCCAGTTTCAAAAATTCTAGGGTGTTTAGCTTGAGATTTGGCAAGGGTTTTAAGGGTATTGAAATATTGCTTTTAGTGTTGGTAAGCTTGAGATTTTTAGAGATTGTTAGAGGCTCTTATCTTATCTATTAAATAAGCTTTATATCTTTTAAGATTGTAAACTAGTAAGATATTTAAAGCTAATTAAGTTTAATAATTATATATAATCTCTATATATATTATTTGTTGCTAATTAGAATCATTATAAGGTAGGTACATATGTGCCAGTGGGGGGTGTGGGGGGTATATATATAATGCTTATACAAAATACAGAGCTTTAGATGTAAACTAGATAGCCTCGCCCTGCTGTAAAGATTAACATAAGACTTGCTATATTGCTGGACTGCCCCAGATAGACTTATATGCTTCACCCCCTGGAGAGTTGATATATATATTATACAGGTGCTTCTGCATTTGTCAACTCTAAATGAAAATAAATGTTGTCAACTAGATGTAAACTTGTTATAATGAATACATGAACAATAGCTTTCTACCAACTAACTCTGAAAACAAACAAAGAAAACTAACAGACCAACAACAACACTTTCTAGCAGCCCTCGGTGGTGTAGCTAAAGGTAATATAAACCTAGCTCTAAAAGAAGCAGGGTATGCTGACAGTTCAAAGTCTAATGTTATAGATTCCCTAAAGGATGAGATAGTAGATGTTGCCACAAAGATTCTAGCAAAGTCAGCACCAATAGCCAGTCAGAAGTTAGTGGAGATATTAGAGAGTGATGACCCTATACCACAAGTCAATGCTAAACTACAAGCAGCACAGACTTTGTTGGATAGAGTAGGTATTGCGAAAAGAGATAAGCTTGATGTAACGCATACAGCAGCATCAGGAATATTCATTATACCTGCTAAGGAAAAATTAATAGATGCTAATGCAGAAGATGTGGAGATAGATGATGAAGAGAAATAGTTCTACTATTCCTTTTGGTTATAGATTGAATGAAGACAATAAAACCTTAGAGGTTGTTGATAAAGAAGTATCAGCATTAAAAGAAATGAAGGATGGTGTTAAGTCAGGTGCTTTTAGTTTAAGAGGAGCAGTTGAAATATTAGAACATCAAACAGGCAGAAAGTTATCTGCTATGGGTTTAAAGAAAATCATAGACAAAGATAAACCAGAACAAGTAATACAAGTAAAAGGTTTGTTAAGTAAAAATGGCTGACGAGAAACCAAAAAGACAATATAACTATGGCTATGCTCATAAAGCTAAGATGGCTTCAAGGAAAGCTGTCAAAGCTAAAGAGAAAGAAATAGCTAAACTAAAAAAGAACTTGGAGAATAAGACAAGAAGACTTCGAGAAAAAAAAGAAACTTTGAAGGTCGTACAAAATGCCGAAACGAATAAAGAAACCAAGAAAGGTCTGGTCATCGAAGAAGACAAACTTGATACCTTACCTAGTCCTGTTAAAAAACTCATTGAAGAAGAAAAAGAAAGAGTAGTATTTAAACCTAACTCAGGACCTCAAACAGATTTTCTAGCAGCCCCAGAACAAGATGTATTGTATGGTGGTTCTGCTGGAGGTGGTAAATCTTATGCTATGTTAGTAGACCCATTAAGATTTATGCACATTAAAGAACATAGAGCATTACTGTTAAGAAAGTCAATGCCTGAATTAAGAGAACTAATAGATAAGTCTAGAGAGTTGTACCCTAAAGCTTTTAAGGGTGCAAAGTTTAGAGAAGTTGAAAAGATATGGAGATTCCCTTCAGGAGCTTCATTGGAGTTTGGTTACCTTGATAGAGATGCTGATGTTTATAGATACCAAGGACAATCATATACCTGGATAGGTATAGATGAGTTAACACAGTATCCAACAGAGTTCCCACTCCAATACTTGCAATCACGATTGAGAACAACAAATAATGATATACAATGCTACATTCGGTGTACTGCAAACCCTGGAGGAGTTGGAGGAAACTGGGTTAAGAAAAGGTATCTAGACCCAGCTCCACCAAATGAAAGTTTTACAGGACAAGATAAAATAACAAGAAAGTTTATACCAGCTAGATTAGAAGATAACCCTTATCTATCTGAAGATGGTAAGTACGAGCAGATGTTACAATCATTACCTGCTGTACAAAGAAAACAATTACTAGAAGGGAACTGGGATGTTTCCGAAGGAGCTGCCTTTACAGAATTTGATTATGATAATCATGTAGTAGAACCTTTTGAATTACCTAGACATTGGGTACGAGTAAAAGGAATTGACTATGGTTATGCAGCAGAATCAGCAGTAGTGTGGGCAGCAGTAGACCCAAGTGATGAAACATTAATTGTTTATAGAGAATTATATCAGAAAGGTTTAACAGGCGAAGACTTAGCTACTAGAATCTTTGAGTTTGAGAAAGAGGATAGGTTGTCTGTAAGTGGTGTGTTAGATGGAGCTGCGTGGGCAAGGACTGGTGCTACTGGTCCAACTGTAGGGGAAGTACTATCCAGAGCAGGACACAAGCTTAGAAGAGCTGACAAGAACAGAATTCAAGGCAAGATACAAATACATGAAAGATTAAAATTAAACGACAAAGGTCGACCCAAGCTTCAGATATTTAAATCTTGCCCCAACTTAATAAGAGAAATACAATCTATACCTATTGACCCTAGTAGACCAGAGGATGTAGATACAAAAGCATCTGACCATGCTTACGATGCTCTAAGATATTTAATTATGTCTAGACCTAGAGCAACTTCAGTATGGGAAGAAATGTCAAACAAAAAACGATGGACACCATCAGACCCAACATTTGGATATTAATATGAGAGATAAAATAAAAGAAAGTTTAGTAGCACACGCAGAAGGACACATAAAAAAACATTCAGCTAATGTAGAGATATATTTAAATAACTCTATAGGTATTGGAGAACATTCTGATATAATAGAAACTATTGAAAAAGAATTACAGATGATAGCTAAGTATGATGACCAACTAGAAGTATTGAAAAAGTATTTCTAATGCCATTATATACTTTTAAAAATACTAAAACAAATGAAGAGTATGATGAAGTTATGAGCTATGAAGAGCTTCAAGAATATTTAAAACAAGAGGATATACATCAAGTATTTAAAATGAATATATACAGATACTCAGATGCTGGAGGAATCAAAGACCAATTTACTGACTGGGCTAAGGATAGCCAGGTAAAAGGTAAAGGTGACTTTAACCCTTATGGAAAAGGTAAGAAAGGATTTAATAAACTAAAACAACAACAAGAGGAGAAGAAGGGTAATGGTTAAGAAGAAGATTAAATTAAATACTAGAGCTACTAGAGAAATAGACAAGTATCCTTTAGTTTCTGTGTACTGGCTTGATATTTGCTCCGACAGCTCATGGCAATCCATTGAAGGTTGTAAGAAAGCAAAGCTACCTATTTGTGTTACTAAAGGTCACTTATTAACTCAAACTAAAGGAGTGACTAGAATATTTGGAGATTATTCTTTGGCTGATGAGGAGTCAGGTAAGATTGAAGAGATTGGAAACAGCACGATTATCCCTAATAGTGTTATCGTGGAAATTAAGAAAATAGTTGACAAGAGGTAATAATAACTGTATTATTATATTACTGCACAAATAATTTAAGGAATTATATATGGCTACTTACGACCAGATTAGAGAAGACTCAAATCCATCTATGGATGAAGCAAAAGAAGAAGAAGTAATTTCTAATCTTGTTGCTCAAATTAATTCTAGGTTTCAACAATGTGAAACTACTAGAGAAGATGATGAAGATAGATGGCTACAAGCTTTTCATAATTACAGAGGAAGATATTTTAAAAATGTAGCTTTCAGAGACCATGAGAAATCTAGAGTCTTTGTTAAAGTAACTAAAACAAAAGTACTAGCAGCATATGGTCAATTGATTGATGTATTGTTTGGTGCAAATAAATTTCCATTAACTATTCAAGAAACTAGAGTACCTGAAGGTATTGATGAGTATGCTCATTTAAATCCATTAAAAGAACAAATGGGTATGAATCAAAATGAAGAACCTACTCCAGGTATTGAAGGTAATATGGATTATGTTCCTGGTGAACCTGTCATGCAACAATCAAATGGTGGGTTAGGTTTTCCTGGTGATGGAAATGATTTAGCTCCTGGTGCAACTTTCGGTTCACTAAACAATGATGCTAACTTAGGTTCTTTAGAAAAAGAATATGAAGATGCAGACTTAACTTCTGGACCAGCTCCAAGTCCTGAGATGCCTCAGATTAAACCTGCACAGATTGCAGCTAGAAGATTAGAGAAATTAATCTTAGACCAAATAGAAGAATCAAATGGAAGTGTAGAATTAAGAAGTGCAATCTTTGAAGCTTGTTTACTTGGAACAGGAATTATCAAAGGACCTTTTACTTATAATAAAACTTTACATAAGTATACTAATACTGGTAATGGTAGAGAGTATTCACCTGAAACTGTTAAAGTTCCTAAAATGGAATTTGTTAGCATATGGGATTTTTATCCAGACCCTAATGCTAGAAACATGGAAGAAGCAGAATTTGTAATTCAAAGACATAGATTAAATAGAAACCAAGTTTTAGATTTAGCTAACAGACCTTTCTTTAATAAACAAGCAATCATGGATTGTATAAGAATGGGTGCTAAGTATAATAAGAAATCTTGGGAAACAGATATAGATTTAGAAAAAAGTCAGTACCCTGATATTGAATCAAATAGATTTGAAGTATTAGAATACTGGGGAACAATAGATGCTATGAGTGCTAGAGAAGAAGGTCTAGAACTTGATGAGTCTATTGATGACATGGAAGAAGTTCAAGTTAATGTTTGGATGATTAGAGATAAAGTAATTCGAATTGTTCAAAATCCATTTAAACCTTTTAGAACTCCTTATCAATCTTTTGTATATGAAAAAAATCCATATACATTTTTTGGTATTGGTGTTCCAGAAAACATGGATGATGCACAACAAATTATGAATGGTCATGCAAGAATGGCAATTGATAATTTAGCATTAGCTGGTAATTTAATATTTGATGTTGATGAATCAGCACTAGCATCTAATCAAACTATGGAAGTATTTCCTGGTAAGATTTTTAAAAGACAAGCTGGTTCTCCTGGTCAATCAATCTATGGATTAAAGTTTCCAAATACTGCTGTAGAAAATATGCAGATGTTTGATAAGTTTAGACAACTTGCAGATGAATCTACAGGA